GAGAAAAAGCAGGACGTATACAAGATCATGGCCGCAGCCATCTATCACAAGCCAATCGAAAAGATCTCGAAAGAGGAACGGTTTGTAGGTAAGACTACGATCCTAGGTGCAGGCTACGGCATGGGGCCTAAGAAGTTTCAGGCGCAGCTTAAAAACTTTGGGGTACAAGTTGAGTTGGAGGAGGCCGAGCGCATCATCCGTACCTACAGAGAACAGTACCCCCGGATAGTGAACCTTTGGAAGGTGGCGCATGAGTTCGTACTTAAAGCTATTCTGAATGATCAGTGGATAGCGTTTGGTAGGAACGAAGTCCTTAGCGTAGACGGGGCGCTTGGTATCCACTTGCCTAACGGGCTACGTATTAAGTACCCTAACTTACGGGAAGAGTTGGCGAACGTAGACCCACGAGACGGGCCACACGCTTTTCAGATTGTCTACGACGCCAAGCGAGGTAAGCAGACACTAACCACCAAGATCTACGGTGGCAAAGTTGTTGAAAACGTGTGCCAAGCGCTAGCCCGAATCATCATTGGCGAGCAGATGCTAAAGATCGCCAAAAAGTATAGAGTTGTGATGACGGTGCATGACGCAATTGCATGTATCGCACCCAAAGAAGAAGCGGAGACAGCCAAGGAATACGTAGAACTGTGCATGAGGCTCAGGCCTAACTGGGCACTTGCGCTACCCCTAGATTGTGAAGCTGGCTATGGAGAGAGCTATGGCGACTGTTGATAATGGACTTGTGGATTACGCATACCCGATGATGATGGCGCAGAAAGCGCTTAAGGATGCACACTCAGCGGTGCTGCGTAAAGATTTCGAAGGGGCTATTGAGCAGACCATGCTCGGTATTGCCGAGACCAAACTCATGCTGAACGCCCTCAAAGAGCTGCAGGAGCTTTACCGGTGAAGCCTCTTGTCTGGTCGTTCAGCAGCCTCAAGACTTTTGAGCAGTGCCCTCGAAAGTACTATCACACTAAGATTCTCAGAGACATAGTAGAGAGGGACACTGAGGCAACGCTGTACGGCAAAGACGTGCACACTGCGGCAGAGAATTACATCAAGGAAGACAAACCGATCCCAGCCAAGTACGGGTACATGCAACCTGTACTAGATCAGTTGAAAGGTCTGGAAGGGGATAAGTACGCGGAGCTGAAGCTTGGGCTGACCAAAGACTTATACCCCTGCGACTTCTCAGCTAAAGACGTATGGTGGCATGGGATCGCCGACATGGTTGTGGTCAACTCAGAAAAGAAGCTGGCGTACTCCGTTGACTTCAAGACCAGCAAGAACGCACGGTACGCGGATACGAAGCAGCTTGATCTTGTTGCAGTCGGCTTATTCAAGAAGTTCCCCGAGATCCAGCGGATCAAGTCTGCGCTTATCTTCGTAGTGAGTAACGATCTTGTCCGCGCCGAGCATGTCGCAGAAGACGTGCCGAAGTACATAGACAAGCCCGCCAAGACTGTTGCTAGGATAGAAACGGCAATAAGTAATAACGTGTGGAACCCGGTGCAGGGGCCGTTGTGTAAGTTTTGCCCAGTGCATCAATGCGAGTTCAATAGGAGCTAAGCGATGCCTTACGTGAACAAACCACGCCCGTACGCCAAAGAGTACGAGCAGTATGACGGTACCCCTAGCGTTAAGAAAAAGCGCGCTGCGCGTAACAAGGCAAGGCGCATAATGGAGCAAGAAGGGCGGGTAAAGAAGGGCGACGGCAAAGACGTTGACCACAAGCAAGCCCTGAGCAAAGGCGGCGCAACTACACGTAGCAACCTACGAGTAAAGAGCGCTTCTTCCAATCGGTCGTACGCGAGGAATAGCGACCACACACCAAAGTGAGCACCTATGACATTAGATGAATATCAGTGGCCTGCGCCACTGGGAATGAAACCGTTCGCGCATCAGAAGATAACGTCAGAGTTTTTAATAGGGAACCGAAAAGCCTTCTGCTTCAACGAGCAGGGCACAGGTAAGACGGCTGCAGTGATATGGGCAACAGACTATCTGATGTCCATCGGGGCGATCAAACGTGTGTTGGTCATATGCCCTCTGTCCATCATGCGAGCCGCATGGCAACAAGATTTGTTTCAGTTTGCCATCCATAGAAAGGTATCTGTAGCGCACCACGCAAACCCAGATACCCGCAAGAAGCTCATCAACAACGGTGCCGAGTACGTGATCATCAACTTCGACGGCGTAGAGATCGTCAAGAACGAGATCATCAACGGCGGGTTTGATCTTGTTGTAGTTGATGAAGCATCTGCGTATAAGAACGCACAGACTACACGCTGGAAATGTTTGCGTGACGTGATGCGCCACATCAAAGGCTTGTGGATGCTGACGGGGACACCTGCGGCGCAGTCTCCTCTGGATGCGTACGGATTGGCAAAGATGGTGAACCCCAAGAACGTACCGCCTTTCTTTGGTCAGTACCGCGACACAGTGATGACCAAGGTGAGCATGTATCGGTGGGTGCCTCGCCCCGGTGCCGACCAGATCGTGTACAAAGCATTGCAGCCTGCTATCCGGTTTGAGAAGTCGCAGTGTCTTGACTTACCGCCTGTGACGTTTATCTACCGAGAAGCGCCGATGACTAGACAGCAGCAGGCGTACTACGATCAGCTAAAGAAGGACCAGCTCATCGTCGCAGCGGGGGAAGAAGTGTCCGCTGTCAACGCAGCCGCGCAGCTCAACAAACTGGTGCAGATTGCGTGTGGGTCGGTCTACACAGACAAGGGAGAGGTAGTTGATTTTGATGTCTCCCCACGTCTTGCTGTAGTCAAAGAGATCATAGAAGAGACCGCGCAAAAGGTACTGATCTTCGTGCCGTACACGCACACCATTAACTTGTTGGAGCGGTACTTAGCCAAGGCCAATATCCCCGCAGAGGTCATCAGCGGTGACGTATCTGTCAATAAACGGACCGATGTAGTGAACCGGTTTCAGACCCAACCCACTACCAAAGTTCTTATCATCCAGCCTCAAGCCGCGTCACACGGTCTCACGCTGACTGCAGCCGACACCATCATCTGGTATGCGCCGATCACAAGCGTAGAGACATACCTGCAAGCCAATGCTAGGATAGATCGACCGGGACAGAAGCACCCCATGACAATCGTGCACGTGAAGGGTAGCTCTGCAGAGCAGCGGCTGTACGCGCTGTTGCGAGGAGGCGTAGCCCATCACACTAAAATCGTGGACCTGTACCGCGAGGAACTAACTACCCCTTGACACTGTAAAGTGTTGTGGTAGTATTGCCATCCCAACTGAAGGAGATTATAAAAATGTCAGACCCGCCGAGTGGGGGTGCAGCCCCCGCTTTCGATAAGCTCGCCGAGGCGTTCATCAAGATACGCAACGCCAGAAGCAAGCTCAAGACTGAGTACGAAGCAGAGGACAAAAAGCTGGCCGATCAGGCTACGCTACTTGAGACTTCTATGCTTGATGCCTGTAAGCAGTCGGGTATCGACAGCGTTCGTACCCCCCATGGGACGATCATCCGTTCGGTGAAGTCACGCTACTGGACGAATGATTGGGATTCGATGTATCGGTTCATTAGAGAGCACGATGCGTTCGCCCTGCTAGAGAAGCGCCTTCATCAAACCAACATGAAGGAGTTCCTCTCAGAGAATCCAGAAGTTCAGCCCGTCGGGCTCAATGTGGAAAATGAATACACCGTAGTCGTTAGACGTTCAAAAGGAACCCCAAATGAGTAACCAAGTAACTGTGATCGACCAGAACCTCCCCGATTTTCTCCGCGAAGCTGGTGTTAGCGCACTGACTAAGCAACTTGCGGGTAAGACCGGAGTAGCACGGATCGTCCCCAAGAACGGTATCTTCCGTAAGGTTGTCGGCGGCGAAGAGATGGGCAAAGCCAAAGGCCCGCTCCACGCTATCGTGGTCAACGCTTCCCCCCACGTAGGTCGCATCTTCTACGCGAAGCAGTGGACTCCCGATGCCGAGCCGACTGCGCCGGATTGCTTCTCAAACGATGGTCGTGCGCCTGATGCCGGTGCTGCCAACCCGCAGTCTGACCGGTGCGATAGCTGCCCCCAGAACATCAAAGGTTCGGGCCAAGGGCAGTCGAAGGCTTGCCGCTACTCGCGTAGGCTGGCGATCCTGTTGGAAGAAGATTTTGGTACTGCGCTCGAAGGGCGTGTGTATCAGATGAACCTTGCTTCGAAGTCTTTGTTTGGTGATAGCCCGTCGGACAAGCTGCACCCGTTCGACAACTACTGCAAGTTCCTCGCCAACAACGGCAAGAGCATTGACCATCTGATCACTACGATCAGCTTCAACGAAGACAACGACAACCAGTCGGTGTTGTTCTCGGCAACCGACTACATCAACCGGCAGCAGTTTGATGTCATTCAGAAGGTTGGTGGTACTGAAGAAGTCAAACGTATGGTTGTGATGACGCCGTACCAAGCAGACGCTTCAGGTCGTACGCCTAAGTTGGAAGCCCCAAAGGAAGCACCTGCAGCGCAAGCTGAACCGGTGAAGCGGGAAGCCAAGAAGCCTGAGCCTTCGGTGGAGAAGAAAGATCTCAACGCCGTTCTTAAAGCATGGACTGACGAGGAGTAAAAATGAGCCACGGTTACAGCCAGAGCTTAGTGCAAGCCAACAAAGAAGCGAGTGCTAGGCTTCTGGGTGTAGCCTTGGGTCGTCATTGCATCAAGCAGGGTATTAGTGTGAGCGATACCGCCGAGCGCTTCGGTGTAAGCCGGATGACGGTTTACATGTGGTTCAAAGGCGAACGCAATCCTAACCCTGCTGTTGCAACCCAGATCCAACGCTACATAAAGAAACGCAGAACATGAGCTTTGACCTACTGGATACCATACTGCCGCAGGAAGGGCGGTACTGTGTATTCGCGTATGGTAAGTACCCAGATCAGCGACTTCTAGATACACGAGAAGAAGTAAACGCCGCTATCGAGCAGTTCGTAGATAAGAAAGCGGATGTTTATTTTGCTTGCGCCAAGTTCGGTCCGGAGAACAATCGAACCCAAGAGAACGCCCTGTACTTCAGGGCGCTTTGGCTGGACATAGATTGCGGACCGACCAAAGGCGTACCAGATAGCAAGGGGCGCATCAAAGGCTATCTGACACAAGACATTGGCTTGCAAAAACTGCAGGAGTTCTGCAAAGCAGTAAAGCTGCCAAAACCAATACTGGTGGACTCCGGTAACGGAATCCATGCGTACTGGTTGCTCGAAGAAGTTCTTAGTCGGAACGTATGGAACTCACTGGCGAACCGACTAAGAGACTTGTGCACCGAGCAAGGGTTGATTGTGGACCCGAATGTCTTCGAAGCATCTCGTGTGTTGCGCATCCCCGGCACGTATAACTTCAAGAACAAAGATGCGCCGTTGCTTGTCTCAGTTCTGAGTACTACGACAACGCGAATGAGCTATGAACACGTCAAGACTTTGCTTGGCGCACCGGAGCCAGAAAAGGAGAAACCAGACTTCATCCCCAAGGGGGTGAGCCCGATGATGGAAGCACTGTTGGGCAACCAGATCAAGCGGTTCAAGACGATCATGATCCGCTCGGCGAACGGGGATGGGTGCCAACAGCTTGTACATTGTTTTGAGAACCAAGCAGAACTAGAAGAACCGCTCTGGCGGGCAGGTCTGTCGATTGCAGCTTTCTGCATTGATGGAAGGGACGCAGCCCACAAGCTATCCGACAAGTACCCCGGATACGACCGCGATGAAGTCGAGATGAAGGTTGACTATATCGTAGCCAAGGGCGGTCCGTACACCTGCAGTACGTTTGAGAAGTTGAACCCTAACGGATGTGACGGGTGCCCACACAAAGGAAACATCAAGTCGCCGATTGTGTTGGGGTTAGAGATAGCTGAAGCCGACGATGACGCAGTTGTAGCGCAAGACGAAGAAGGTAAGACAGAGACTTATCAGATACCTGAGTACCCTTTCCCGTACATCAGAGGTAAGAACGGCGGTATCTACAAGAAGCCGACAGACGATGAAGATGAACCGGTGCTTGTGTACGAACACGATCTGTACGTGGTCAAGCGTATGCACCATTCAGGGCAGGGAGAGATAGTTCTTTTCCGCCTGCATCTTCCAAGAGACGGGGTGAGAGAGTTCTCTATCCCAGCTACATCGGTAGTAGTCAAAGAAAAGCTGCGCGAAGGCTTGGCGCATTACGGGGTTATGCCGACACCGAAGCAGATGGATAACCTCCTGCACTACACGACAGCTTTCGTAAAAAACTTACAGTATCAGAAGAAGGCAGAGATCATGAGGACGCAGTTTGGTTGGACTGAAAAAGATGGCAAGTTCATCTTGGGAGACAAGGAGATCACAAAAGACGGGGTGTTCTATAGCCCGCCATCTAGCGTGACCAAAGAGATCGTGCATCACATACACGCTGCGGGAACGATTGAGAAGTGGAAAGAAGTATTCAACATGTACGCGCTACCGGGGCTGGAGCCCCATGCGTTTGCTGCGCTTACTGCGTTTGGTTCGCCTCTGCTCAGGTTCACCGGGCTTGAGGGCGCGATCATCAACGTAATCTATTCCAAGTCTGGATCGGGCAAGTCCACTACCCTGTATATGTGCAACAGCGTCGTGGGGCACCCCAAGAAGCTAGGGTCGATCTGGAAAGATACGTTCAACACCAAGATGCACATGCTGGGGGTGATGAACAATCTAGCCAATACGATTGATGAGATAACGAACACCACGGCTGCAGAGTTCTCGGATCTGGCGTACAGCTTGAGCCAAGGCCGAGGCAAGAACCGCATGAAGTCTCAGAGTAACGAGATGCGGGTCAACAATACTTCGTGGCAGGGCATCACTCTTACATCTTCCAACGCATCCTTCTACGAGAAGATGGGGCAAGCTAAAGACAGCCCTGACGGAGAGATGATGCGGTTGCTGGAATACCGTATCGAACCAAACAGTGTGATCGACACCGCGCTCGGCAAACAGATGTTTGACCATCAGTTGTTTGAAAACTATGGTCACGCCGGAGAGATTTACATACAGTGGGTACTCAACAATCTGGAAGACGTTAAGTCTCT